CCACACCATGGCAGCTTGTCGGCTTTCATGTGTTTGCCATACTTTGTCTCGTTGTTTCCAATTTCAGCTGTGCCAACCTCGGCGAGCGCAACCTGAATCAAACGAGGCAATGTGCCTTGTGGAAAGTTACTCATCGCCCGGAATCATCGGTGTGAAGTGTTCCGCTTGTGGATTTAGATAGCGTTGATAGTCTGAGTTGGTTTCGTCCATAGGAATACAAGAAACGCTGCCGTCATCATTAAAGCGTTTCAAAATTGTGCCAGTGACCTCATCAGTGTATTGGTCAATAATGTTTACGATTTCATAATTCATTTTTACAACTCCGCACTAAACGATAAAGCGTTATTAAGTAAGGTAGTGGCGCGACCATCTGCAAAAGATGAAAACCCACCAAATTGGATTTTTGATGCTGCGATTGTATTTACTAAACCACCTGATGCTGTTGCTAAAAAGTCCGTTGTTTGTGATCCAGTTGCTGATTCTGTGACCCCAGGGTTTATAGCCTGTGGCGCTGCTATTGCTGTAACTGTTGGTGCTGTTCTCATAGTTACTGGGAAAGGCACACTGAATCGTGAAGTCGTGCTACTATTTTGTATTCCAGCAGCAGCGTTACCGCCAACAAAATAGTAACGCTGGCAAGCGGCTAATTCTCCTTGAATGGTACCAGTTGCAGTTTGAAATGGTGTTGCAACCGAACCAGACTCAACCTGCACACCCCATAAATCAAATGAAGTAAAAGTTGTGCTTAATGGCCAATTAAAAACAAGCGACAAATAACTTGAAGTGCCGATTGTTTTTCCTGTAATGCTTGGTACAGCAATACTGTAAGAATAACGAACAAATGATGTTGTATAAGTTGGGCTTGACACAACAGTTGTTGTCACACTTGCCGAACCACCTGAACCAAAGTTTTGCACTAATTGAACTGATGTTGGACTTGCTGATGTGCTTGCTTTCGCAAAAAAAGACACAGTTACAGTTTGACCTGAATAGCTCTGCACATTTTCAATGCGTTGTTCTAATGTAGGTGTTCCGCTAGTAGAAGCAACGGACATGGCATAACGCAAGAAAAATTGGCCTTCGTATCCGCTTGATGGCGCTGCTCCAGGTGTAAATGTTTGTTGTGTTACACCCACTCCACCATTGCCGGCAGAATAACGCCAACGATCAGCGGTATAACCGGGTGATGAAAATCCTGAGGTGCCGCGCTGCCATATTCCAAAATCACCATTAACAATTTTATTCTTTCCAGCATAAAAATTATTGGTAAATGCTGGAGCGTAAGCCGATGCTGCCAAATCATAAGCTGATTTAACCGCTGTTGGAGTAGCCGCCAAAACCGATGATGTTGTTGATGTCGAATCTGATAGCTGAACCGATCCTTTTTGGGCTGTTGATGCATCTTGAATTCCAACTGTCACGGCTCCTGATGTGCCTCCGCCTGTTAATGGGCTTGTTGCCGTAACTCCGGTAATGTCACCTTGATCGTTTGCAATCCACACAAAGTCCATGTCGGTGTTTGAATTCTTTGCAAGAATTTGACCAGATGTGCCACCCAATAGATCGCCCATAGATGTTGCAACAGCTTGGCCAAAAACTTCAAAATCAGCTGGCAAATCCGTGACCAAATCGGTCGGTGTTGGCATTTGCCAGCCAAATGGTGTTGTTGGGTTACTCATCTTTCCTCCTTATGCTACGACTAACGCGTCAGCCCAATTTAGGCTTCCGCTGGTTGTATTCCATTGTTCTAACGCTGAGACATCTTGCCATTGCATGGTTTGCAAGCTGAATGACAGCGGAGAAAGTATTGCGGTTATTGATACCGAATTGTAGGAGGCACGCCATGACCAGCCTTCGACAAATCCAAGATATGTGCCGGAAACCATGTTTAGCGGCAAATCGGTGATGCGTAAAGGCAAACCCATAAAAATGTTAATTAAGGCATCGCGGTCAGCATCATCAATTTCTGCATTTGTAAGCTCAAATGTAATTTGATTAAAATTAGCCTGTGGATAGGCTCTCAGAGTCAGATAAAACGCCGCCTGATCTTCTGCATCGTTTTGATGTTTGATTGTTGTTGTAATAATTTGGGCTAATCGACCGAACAAGCCAACCGAGGTTGCATCGGTATCTGTCACCTCTGATGATGAATTAGTGTTATATTTTATAACAATTTCGTTTCTAATGTCACCAGCTCTAGTCTGGACAAATAGTGAATTAGCAAGTGCCTGAGCCGCTGAAACATCCGTATAACCATTTGTTGCGAGGTATGTTGATCGGTGAGTGCTGTCGGCGTATGAAATCTGGCCTTGAGCGTTTTCGTAAATATAGCCCAAGCCTGATGTTGCCAAAGCTGAAACCAATGAATAAACATCAATTGTTGATGAAGCTCTTTGTGCCAATTCATAATTGCCGGGTGTGTCAATTTCGCCTAAGCCTGTATTTTCGGCATTTTGCCATTGCTCTGTTGGATTATAGGTTGCCCATGTCAAAGCTGCTGGCACTTCATTCCATGAGTTAATGAGCAAATCGGTAAGAATGGCCAAAATTTGATTTCCATCAAAATCCTGTGTCAATACGCCATCAGTTAAAGCTTTTGGCAATCTGGCCAAAGCTCCCACAGCTGTAATTCTGACTGATTGATTGATTCCAACTACACCAGATGCAGCTATGCCAATGCCTAAATCCACGACTGTACCGCCAAAGATTGGCACAAATGTAGCTGTGGAATCTTGCAATTCAATGGTCACGGAATCATTGATTTGAATATCCACAATAGATTGATCTAAATTAATTAGCTCAAGGCTTACATATCCGGCATTGGCTTGTTCATAAATGTTTGTGCGACCCGATGTGGTCGAAAGGTTTGCCAACACATAGTTTGTGTATTGGACACCGGCAATTTTAATGCGCCAAATAGGATTAAAAATTGTCATAAATAAACCAAATTGGCTGCGCCGTTTGTGCCTCTAAAAGTGGAATTGTTTAAAGCATTTGTAGCTGCTCGGCTAAAACCTTCTTCGTCAATTATTGATGGCGCATTGACATTTATTGTGATTAGCTTTGCAGCGTTTTGAGAATCAGTAAAACCGCCCCCACCTTGGGCCGCCAAACGCGCTGCATTTTGTGAATCTGTAAATGCACCAGTTATGGCTTTTGTCGCAGTTGCAGCTGTTGCCACGGCACTAGCTACGCCTCTACCACTTACTCCTCCACCAGTTACGCCTCCACCAGTTACGCCTCCACCAGTTACGCCTCCACCAGTAAATGGTTTAGTACCGCCACTAATCGCTCCGGGTGCCCCACCCACGGCAAAAGTTTCTGCGCCGCTAGTATCGCTTGATCTTGCCAAAGCATTTGCTCCAGCCAAAACACCAGCAGCTAATGCCACCGCGCCAACACCAAGCAAAGGATTTAAAGCAAATGCCGTTGCAACCCCAGCGACAATCGCTGAAGCTTTAAGCAAATTATAGGCTTTGATTAAGGTATTAATAATAGCAATTGTAGCCACAACAGCTGCACTAATTTTGGAAACAACAAAAACTGTGCCAATGACAGCAGCCACCGCAATCAATTCATTTTTTAAACTAATAACTGTATTAATTACACCTTTGACTTTTTTGCCCCATTCAATGGCTGTTATCTGTGACTCGGTTAATCCGTCTTTGAGACTATCCTGACCAGTTAGCCCATCCACAAAACTTTGTATAACAGGCACGACATCGCTCAAAATAAAAGCCGTCAATTCTTGAATTACTGGGAGCAATGCTGCGCCAATTTGCTCTTGAACTTCATCGGTAGCAATTTTTATCCGAGCAAAAGCTTTTTCGGCACTTTGTGCTTCATTATCTGCAAAACCGCCAAAAGTGTCTGTAAGCGTGTTAAAAACCAAATCAAAATCTTTAGATTTGAGAATTGATTGATCTATACCTAAACCTAAACGACCCAAAGAGGCTAGATTGCCGTCATAGGCTTTTCCAAGCGCATTGGCCACAGCTTCCAAAGGTTTGCCCGTAGCTGATGAAATATCTAAGGCGAGGTTTAATAATTTTTGGGCATCCTCGACATCTTTTGTTGATCTAGTCAATCTTGCAAATGCCGGACGCAATTCATCATCGGTGACACCAATTGCAATCGATGTTGTTGAAATGTATTTTTCAACACCGGCAATTTGAGCAGCTGTGGCATTTGTTGTGTTTTCAATTGTTAATGCCAAAAGGCGTTGAGCTTTTTCATCGGCCGCCGCGTTTTTTATAGACTCAACCGCAAATGCACCGATTGCAGCTCCGGCAGCTGCAAAGGCCAAAGCGGCTTTTTTGCCAAATGCCGTAATAGTCCATAATAATTGGATGGTAGGTGTAGAAGAAAAGACCAAAAGATTTAAGGAGGAAAAATTATGGTTCTTATGAATAATGATGCATTAAGACCAGCATCTATTTCTCCAACATATCCTCCATATCATACTGGAGAATATATTGAGGAATATTTTTTTAAGAGGTGGAATGAAGAAAACATTCAAACAGATAGACAGTATATTGATGTCTTTTGGACGAATAATTTTTGCAATTCTATGTTTGCTGGACAGCAATACGAAAACGTTCAAGAGCAATTAGATTCTGTCCTTTCATCTAATGGGAAATATTTTACAGTATCTCAATTTGATGATGGACCTTTTGAAAAATTTCCAAAAGATACTTTAATTTTTTCTGCTGGTGGAAATCGTGAAGGGGATAATATTATTCCTATTCCTTTGATTTGTAGTTCTATTCCAAAAGAATTAATTCCAAATAAAGAAAAAACTATTCTTGCTTCTTTTGTTGGTTCTAGAAATACTCATCCTATTCGTATGGATATGTGTAATCATTTATCTGGAAAAGAAGGATACAAAATTTCTGCTGGCAATTGGTCTACAGAAGTCCCCATAGACAACTTTAAAAGATTTCTAGACATAACTTGCTCTAGTA